TGACACTGCTGAAAGTCCGCTGGTGTATGGCGATCTTTGGATTGATGTAAGTGATCTTGAAAACTATCCAATTATTCTTCGTTGGGAAAGTGTCAACGGAACTGATCAATGGGTTCCAATCAACAACTCAGATCAAAGCACTGAAAACGGTGTGTTATATGCTGATGCACGTTGGGCACCCAACGGTACTACTGATCCTATACAGGATCCATTGCCAACTATCAAGAGCTTGCTGACATCAAATTACCTAGATGTTGATGCTCCGGACGCTACACTGTTCCCATCTGGTATATTGTTATGGAACACACGCCGCAACGGATTCAATGTCAAGAGTTATCAATCCAACTACTTTACATCAAGCCGATTCCCTGACGACACATTACCAACTGTTAAATCAACATGGCTGACAACGTCTGGCAACAAAGCTGACGGGTCAATGTATGCAGGACGTCAGGCTCAACGTGAGTTGATTGTTGCTGCACTGAAATCAGGCATTGATTCCAATACACAATTGCGTGAAGAACAAAATCAATACACCTTGATTGCATGTCCTCAATACCCAGAACTCATAGTCAACATGGTGGCTCTCAACAACGAGCGCAACAACACAGGCTTTGTTGTTGGTGACACTCCACTGCGATTGAGTCCTGTGGGCAGTGAAATTATCAGCTGGGCTTCTAACAGCAGCGGAGCAGGCTATGTCACAGGTGACGGCAATGCATCTCCTGACAAATATTCAGCGGTATTCTATCCAAGTTGCCAGACCACTGACCTGTCAGGCTCTACCGTGGTTCAACCACCAAGCCACATGATGGTGCGTACAATCATACGCAGCGACAATGTTGGTTTCCCTTGGTTGGCACCAGCTGGAACACGCCGTGGTGTGATTGACAATGCTTCTACTATTGGGTATGTCAATGCTCAAACTGGCGAGTTCAATCAGCTGGGTGTAAGCCAGGGTCTAAGAGATACACTGTACGAAAGCAACATCAACCCAATTACCTTTATTCCAGGCATTGGCATTACCAACTTTGGTAACAAGTCAAACTGGGGCGAGTCAACTGCTCTCAATCGTATCAACGTTGCACGATTGATTGCCTACATGAGAGCTAGACTTGAAAGCCTTGGCAAGGGGTACTTGTTCGAACCCAATGATCAAATCACTCGTGATGGCATCAAAGGACAGATTGAAGGCCTGTGTCAGGACTTAGTGGCCAAGCGAGGTCTGTACGACTACTTGGTAGTTTGCGATTTGAGCAACAATACCCCGGCTCGAATTGATGCCAATGAACTATGGGTTGACATTGCGATTGAGCCAGTCAAAGCTGTGGAATTTATCTACATTCCATTGCGAATCAAAGCAACCGGACAGATTGCAGCTGGACAGGTAGCGACTTCGCAGGCAGTTTAATGGAAAACGGGGGCCAGAAATTACTGGCCTCCCAAAGATAAATAACAGTATAGGAGAACACAATGGCCGTTTCATCACTAACTAGAATGACAGTGCCGCTGGCTAGCGATCAATCGGCCAGCACTCAAGGTCTGTTGATGCCCAAACTCAAATACCGTTTTAGAATGGTATTTCTTAACTTTGGCGTCAGCACACCCAAAACAGAATTAACAAAACAAGTGGTATCCACCGCAAGACCACAGGTATCGTTTGAAGAAATTATGGTACCAATCTACAACAGTACTCTGAAGTTGGCTGGCAAGCACAGCTGGCAAGATCTTGAATGTACGTTCCGCGACGACGCTGGTGGCAATGTTTCCAAACTTGTTGGCGAGCAGTTGCAGAAGCAATTAGACTTCATGGAGCAGGCTTCGGCTGCTGCAGGTATCAACTACAAATTCCAAACAACCATTGAGATTCTTGATGGTGGCAATGGCACATACGAACCAACAGTGTTGGAGACCTGGGAACTGTACGGATGCTACGTCAAGAGCGTGAACTATGGCGACTTGAACTACGGCACCAGCGAGGCAGTGACAGTTGCCATGACCATATCATATGACAATGCTCTACAGACACCTCTTGGTGCTGGTATTGGTGCAACAGTTGGTCGAGCTTTTGGTGATGTAATCACTGGACCAGCTGGACTCGGCACCAATCAGTAAACCATGGCCTGGGGACAAGACTTCCTCAAAGGTTTTATCGGCAACGATTACCTTAGAGATTATAGACACGCCAGCAAAACTTTTACCACTAACGGGTATGAGCTGGCGCCCCGCTATAAATTCCTTTACCATGTAACCTTTAATCTAAGCCAGACTATTGGTAGAATATTTGGGACACAAGATCAAAATAACTTGGGGTTGGTGGTCAAGACCGCACAGTTACCAAGTTACAGCATAGCGGTGGCTGAGATGAATCAGTACAACCGCAAAAGATATATTCAAACCAAGATTGATTATCAGCCAGTTGTCATTACCTTTCATGACGATGGCGGAGATTTAGTTAGAAGCCTATGGTATAATTACTACAGTTACTACTACAAAGATCCTCAGCAAAACTATAGAAACCTAGCAGCAATTAGTGGCAGCATTGGTGACACCAATACTTCCAGTGACGGCTACGACTACAACGGCAACGACATCTATAACTCCAGTAGGATTACAAATGACTGGGGATACATAGGTGAAAGTTACACAGATGGGTCAGGATCGACAAATGCTGTGAATCCCGTCAGCGGCAAGCCTAGATTTTTCAATGACATTGTAGTTACAGGGTTTAATCAACACAAATATGTACAGTATGTATTGATCAATCCCATCATCACCAACTGGAGTCATGACACCTATGACTATGCTCAAAGTGCAGGTGTCATGCAAAATACCATGACCATCAAATATGAGGCAGTGAAGTATCTTGAAGGTGCTGTTGGTGGTGTCAGACGCGGCGGTGATACCAATATAGGTGGATTTGCTGATGAAGCACACTATGATACCACGTTGAGTCCAATAGCAAGGCCTGGAGCAAATACCACAGTGCTGGGGCAAGGTGGACTGTTAGATGCTGGTATTGGTATCATAGGAGATTTGCAGGCAGGTGGCTTACAAGGCTTGCTTGGTGCAGTTCAAACAGCCGGTCGCACTTACAACACGTTCAAAGGTAAAAATTTAAAAGCCATTGCCAACGAGGAAGCTAGATCCTCTGTAACGCAGGTATTGCAGCAAGACTTACCATCTGCCACTCGCAGCGTTATCAACAAAGGCAACGGAGTATTTTTCCCAAATGCACCTAGAGTTGGGCCTGCTGCTCCAAATACTTTCAACAACTTTAAAACTTAATTTACAACAATGACCACAGTAAACACAGTCAACACCCGGATAGATACCACTGTTAGAATATTTGATCAGTTCTATTCCTTTGACGAGACTGTACCAGTCAATGAATATGATGCTGCTTTCAGTTATTTTAAATTAATCTATACCACCGAGGATTCAGCACGTAACTTTACAACTGCGCTGTTTCGTATCTCTGCTGATTCTGGTATTCCTGCCATGACTCTACTAGACGAATTTCGCAGACTTGGTGCAGCTGAACTCAATGTGACATTGGCCTATTATCTCAATAATATTAGAAGTACCAGCACACTGTTGGGCGTTAGCAGTGCAATAACTCCCAACTACTATGCAGCTAGAAATGTCGTGGCATGAGTAAATATCTTCAAGGTAAATTTATTCTCAAAAATCCTCAAAAATATGTAGGTGTTGGGTCTCCTCGTTACCGTAGTGGCTGGGAGTGGGCCTTTATGCAGTTCTGTGACAACAATGATCATATCTTGCAGTGGGCCAGCGAAAGCATAAGAATACCTTACCGCAATCCACTCACTGGCAAACACACTGTGTATGTTCCGGATTTTTTGGTCACCTATCGTACCCGGGACAGCACAACTCGAGCCGAACTCATAGAAATCAAACCACGTAAACAAAGTGTGATTGAAGGCAAACAGTCAGTGCATGATCGGGCAGCAGTGGCAGTTAACTATGCCAAGTGGGACGCAGCAACCAAATGGGCACAACGACAGGGTCTGATGTTCCGAGTGATCAACGAAGATCAGATCTTTCACAATGGCTCCAAATAACGCTTGGCAGAAATTCTTCGGTAAATAGGGCATGACCCGCAAACTTGAAGAATTATTTGATTTACCCCCATCTTCGCCAGTTGAATCTGATTTCAAACCCGAACCACCACAAATTTCCACCGAAACACTCAATGCCATTGATAAAATTGAATCCGCACTGCCACAGGTAAAAGGTCTAGAAGCATCAGACGCTGAAATGGATGAACTGGCCAACAAAGCCATCAAGAGCTATGATGATCTCATGGACCTTGGTATGAATGTAGACTCAAGATTTGCAGCAGAGATACTGGGTGTGGCCAGCAGCATGTTGGGGCATGCCATCACTGCCAAGACAGCCAAGCTCAATAAAAAACTCAAAATGGTTGATCTACAAATGAAAAAACTGGCGCTGGACCAGCGAGCTGCCACCGCTAACAACGGCGCAGTACCAACTGCCACTGGTACAGGACATATACTAGACCGAAACGAATTGCTTCAGCGCATACTAGGCGCTAGACCCAAAGACTCGGAAAAAGAATAAATATTGCATAGGGATTTAATCATGAAAAATTTTACTCAATATCTACTAGAAAGCCAAAGAACCTACCACTACCGCATTAAAATTGCAGGAGAGGTCAAGCCTGAGTTCATGCGAGGACTCAAGGAAAAAATGGCTCAGTTTGATCCAGTGAAGATTGGCGAACTAAAATCTACACCCATACAAAAGCAGTCGTCTGATTTTCCCAACGTGGAAAATGAACGGATTCATTACTTTGATGTAGAGTTTAGATATCCAGCAATACATCCACAGGTGACTTCAATGGCACAGATGTTGGGACTAGATCCCAATAGATTGTCAATGCACACAGTGGGCTACGATGAAGTCAACACTGAAACTCATGATGCAATACTACAGCAAAATCAGAACCTCTTGACCGACACTGACTTTCCGCCTGACACCAAAGAGCAAAAAGCATTGAAGAAAGACTACAGTGCTGATCCGTATGATCATGACGTGTTGAAAAATTCTTACCGTTCAAACTTCAAAGTTGCCGGCGGCAAGACACCACGTGCTGAAACAACCAATCAACTACCAATGGGCAATGCAAGTCCAATTGGTGGTAAGAACAAGTTACCCAAAGTAACATCCAACGCGAGATAAAATTATGAGCAATCCTTTTTACATGTACGATATTTTTGCCAGCTTGAACAAAATTCAAGCTTCTGTGAAACCTCAGCCTGAGGTGCTAAAGGAATCTGCAGCACCTGCTGCAGCACCAGTCAAAGACCGTTTGGATGAAAAATACCAGGGCTGGAACAAAACTGTGGCTGCTGGCAAGAAACTCAGAGAAGGATCAAATCCAGACTTTTTGGATCTAGACAAAGACGGCAACAAAACTGAGCCAATGAAGAAAGCCTCAAAAGATAAAAAGCTCAAAGAAGTGACAATGAGTCCTGCTCCTGCTCCACAAAAAAGTGGCATTCCCAGTACAGCAACAACCACAGTGCCAGGTATGAGAGCCACACCTGCTGATTTGAAAAAAGCCAATTCTAGCGCAGTGCTTGGTGAAGGCAAATGCATGGAATGTGGCATGTACGAAAGTCGCTGTGGGTGCGACAAAGACCCAGTTGACGAAAGTGCCCTACAAGCCTATCTTGGAAAAAAGAAGTATGGCAAAGCCGGCATGCAAGCCTTGCAGCAAGCAGGGCGTGAAGGTGTCAGCAAAGAAAAAATGGCTCGTATTCGTGCTCAGCACGACAAGATGGACGAAGCAGACATGGGCGAAGGCAATGCATTCTCAGGTGCAGTAGTGCGAGCCAAGAAGGATGGAATCCAAAAGGGCGAAAAAATTGAAGTAGGCGGCAAAGAGTATGCGCTACGAGAAAAAATGTCCTCAGGTGAAATGAAAGCCTTTGCTGCACTGGCCAAACCAAAGAACAAAGTTACCTATGCAGACAAAATTGCTGGTGCCAAAAAACGTGGTACCAACATGCATGAACAAGACATGGAAGAAGCTCGCAGCACCAAAGGCACTGCGTTTGATCCAGACTATGTGAAGAAAACTACCAAAGATAAAAAAACCACTGCCAGTGGACGTCATGACATTTCAAAGTCTGCCGCAGGCGGCACTGTGTATTCAAAGCGTTTCAAAGACGAAGAAGAAGGTGAAGAAGACACCAAGTCCACAGGTGAAAAGCGTCGTGGTCGTCCCAAGAAGTACGGCGATGAAAAGCCACGTCAAGAACGGGTGACAGCCAAGTCACGCAAGACAGACCGCACTGCACATGGCCAGAGTGGATTTGCTGCAGCCAAGAAGAAAAAACACGTTGACGAAATGGGCTACGGTGGACTAACACACGAAGACCAAATGATGGGACCTGATCACGGTGAGTATGATCGTGAAGGCGACATGGCCAAAGATCAACTG